CCCAAAATTCATTCACATGGCACAGGCCTTGTAGAATAACTTCTGCGGCCATGAACCAGCTAGGATGAGCAAACGGATTGCCAGGCAAGGGCTTCATGTCATCATTCAGCATGTAGTGCTCAAGATACGCATGCATGCGTGTGCCACGGTTGGCTGCTTCTGTGGTAATTTCTTGTGCTTTTTGTTCTCCCACTCGCCGGCGCCAGTTGGCCAAGACCTGACGTTTTTCTTCTGATTTGGTTCGGTCCAGAATTGTGGTCACACTGGGTACCTTGCTGCCGTCGGGCAGGCAGTAGTGTCTTTTGCCGTCTATTGTTTCTCTATTGATGGGTGTGTAGTTGTATCTGTTGACTATCATTTAAACTCTAAAACTTTCTCCGCAACCACAGCGGTCACGTTCGTTGGGATTTGAAAATTGAAAGCCTTCATTGAGGCCTTGTCTTGTGTAGTCTACTTCAAGTCCTTGAAGATAGGCACAACTTTTGGGATCAACAAATAATTTGCAGTTGGCACAGTCTATGCAGATATCTTCAGGCTGTGCTGTATCTACATATTCTAACACATAAGCAAGTCCAGAGCAACCTGTGGTTCTTACACCAACACGGATTCCAATACCATGGCCGCGACGTTGAATGGTTTGAGTTATTTTTCTAGCAGCATCATCAGTTAAGGAGATCATGCTTGCTCTTGTAATCTGCCACTGCGGCTTTCACGCAGTCTTCGGCCAGGATGCTGCAATGGATCTTGACAGGAGGTAGTGCAAGTTCTTGAGCAATTTCTGAATTCTTGATCGCTGACGCTGCGTCAAGCGTCATGCCCTTGACCATTTCTGTAATCAGCGAGCTTGACGCAATTGCTGAGCCACATCCGTAGGTCTTGAATTTTGCATCTGTGATTAATCCAGTCGCTTGGTCTACTTTGATTTGCAACTTCATCACGTCACCGCAGGCAGGTGCTCCTACCATTCCTGTGCCAACATCTACATCGCCTTTTTCAAAGCTGCCCACGTTGCGGGGATTTTCATAATGATCGATTACGGCTTGGCTGTAGGCCATATAACTTCTCCAATGTTATGGAACACAAGGTTCCTTTTTTAATATTATCAGTATATAACAAAAATTCTAAATTGTCAATACTACCAATAATTTTAGGAGGGACTTTATTCCTAAAACCCTCTGCTATACTGTACTTATGGTCTAAATGATATCTACCCCTACCTCTTTTATCAGAGTTTTCTAATACATTTAAATTATTCTTAGAAGTCCAATAGTATACTTTTCTACGATATTTTTTAAATTCTACATACATGTTTTCCGGTCCAAGCACTTCTAGTTAGGTTAGCAAGGCTGGCTTTTTGTTTCCATGTTTCTGAACGATTATTTGCGGTCCAGCGTCTTGAACAAATAGGACCACAAAAGAGTCTTGCTTGTTCTTTTTTTCCGGCTCTGGGCAAACTGAATGTATTGTTACAATTTTTGCAAATTTTTTCTAACATAATAGAACTTTCGTTGTGTTCTATTATTTAGTCTATTACAAAATTATTGTACATCTTCCGTATGTTTATGTTTAAAGGATTTTTAAGTATCTTGAGCCATACCGGTTCCTTTTGTTGAGTATACTACCAACAGGCCAACTAGTCAACCAGTTTGAATCAACCGAGATTACGGTCTTTGTTCATGGCTGATTTTGCAGCCTGTGCCACAATGTTCTGTGCTTGATTTACCGGCATAGTTGTGGGTCCAGGTTGTTCGCCACCTTTGAATATCAATTCAGTAGCATCGGGTGACATGGGTTCTATTATGCCACTCAAGGGCGGTTGGCCAACTAGGCTTTGCAAAGTATCAGGAGTGATATCAATCCCAATATTTTTAGCACGATTGATAAATGCCTGCACAGGCATCTGTAATTTTGCTGAAGTATCTGTGGCACGGCCCACAGCAAATTGAGCCAAGGCCAATAATTTGTCTGCGGTGTTGTCCACAGCTACTTCGTCAATTCGCATTATCTGCGCTCTCGCCCCAGAGATGCTGCAGGGCCAACGGCTGCTGCATCTAGTTCTTGTTCAGGAGAGGGCGCAGTCATGCTTGGATCAATTTGTTCTTCGCCGGCCGGAGGAGGTGGAGCCATTTCAGCTCCGGGCATTTCAACAGGGCCTTGACCAGTTACCACACCCAGAGCTTGTTCTAACTGTTGCTTGCTGCCCTGTAGATTCTGAACCAGTCCGGTCAATGCTGCCTGTGCATCATTGTTGAATTGAGCTGCTTGATCAGCACCAATTTGATTCTTGATCGAATCAACCAAGGCTGGTAATTCTTTAAATTGCATCTCGGTGGTGTCTTCAATCATGCCTTGCATTTTGTCAACCATGTCTTGTGCAGCTAGAACTACTTGGGCTTGCTGAACTTCGCTTTCGCTGAGATAGTATCCATAAGTTTGAGCACGACGACGTTCTTGCACCGAGGTAGTGCTGCTGAGACTGGTGAGTTCGTTCTGTTTGTCGGTCACTTGTTTTTTCAGATCTTCAAGTTCTTTTTGTATCTGTGTCTTCTGGTCCATCTTTTGCTTGGCAGCCATGGCAGCAGCCTGTTGAGGATTTACTCCTGGTGCAGGTGCAGCGGCGTTGGCAGCGGCCATTTCATCTTCGTAGATTTGTTCTGCAAGTGCTTGTTCCATCATCATCAACTTCAGGTAAGCAGGGTCACGCTCACTGGAGTGACGTGCAGGACCGCTTCTGTGTTCAGATAATACCCCACGTACCTTGCGATACATGTTGTGCAGTTGATCGCGATTCATTGAGTCAAATTGAACTTGTTGATCAAAATGACTCTCAAATACCTTAGCGATTTGTTGTGTGGGGCGTGTTACGGCCAGTTCGTTTAGTTTCATTTGAGTTTCCTCGTAGTTGCCAGTATTTAGCCAAATTTATACATTTTGTCAACTCTTGTTCCAGCAGTTGACTTTGGTCTTGTCGGTAGGATACTTTGGTTATTACAGTTTCCCAGGCAGTTCCCGACATACGATCTGCAATGTTCTTACGTATGTAAATGTCATTGCGCAATCGTGTGAGTGATTGATCTAGCTCTTGTATTTGTCTAGCAAGATTAAAATAGTTTAATCTGTCGGCTATGCACCAGGCAAGAGCAGATTTAGTAGTGCTAAATTTGCCCACAGCATCGTCTCTTATGGAAACGTCAAATCCCGGATCTCTGGGCTGTATTGTGTATTTGCCAAAAGCACGGTATTTTTCCCCGTCTTCCACAATGACATTTTCCAGCAGATGAGGCAGTTCTCTTTCGGCCAGGGCGGCCAATTTGCGGCTGGCTTTCATTTGAATACGTAGTGTGATAACAACCAGCCAACAGTGGCCAACAAGAATCCAATGGATCCAAGTCCCCAGTTTATCAATTGATTGTTACGATTGTCCACAATTTTATGCAGCATGGTATGAACTTCTTCTGTCATGTCTTTTAGTCGATTGATAGCAGAATTGGCAGAATCTAGTTGCAGTTCTAGATGGCGATAACGTTCGGCGCAGAGCTCTACATGCGCTTCCAGGCTCTTCTTTTCGATTTCTGTTGTGTCCATGAATTATTTATGGCCTTTTGGATAGAACCAAATGTTCACGTCTGGCTGTAGCAGTGTGGTCAGTTGTTGTTGAACATAGTTGATGATGGGAACGCCACGGCATGCCTGTTTGAGCAAGCCCACTGGATCTTCATTGAGTCTGAACACATCATCAAACTCTGTTTCAAACTCAAATTCCCAACGACCGTTTTGCATTCGTATATCAGATATGTGTTGCGGCTGTGTGTACAGTCCTATCAATTGCAATAGAGTTTCCCAGTTGCGTTGTTGGTTTCTACTGCTGTTCCAGGAATCAAAATTGGTTATTGATTGATCAGCTCGATCCACAAACGGCAAGACGTTTGTTCGAAAATGTCCTGTAACACCAGTGGGTCTACAATCAAAATCAGTCAATACACAAATACTATATGCCATGGGGTATTTACGGCCAAAAAAAAGCCCCGGAAATAAACCAGGGCCTTGATTTTTACTGCTATCTAGTATTAGACAGGAGCAAAGTTGGTAGCAGCAGTAGTGAACACTGCATTGCCGGCTGACGAACTCAATTCCAAGTTCTGACCACCGGATGCCACTGTGGCACTGGTATTAGCAGTGGTCAACAATGTAGCAGCAGTGTATGCGCCTGTTGGATAGATAGCCAAGTTCAACACTGTTGGTGCTGCTGGGCTAACTTGATACATGGCCACAGTACCCTTGGTTTGAATAGCTTGCAACACATTGTTGATGTAGCCATTGACGTTTGCCGATGTTGTCAACGCACCATTGGCCACCAAGCTGAAGAAATCCAGCTTAGGACCTTGGAAGTTAACTGAACCAGTTGCAGCAATGTTAGCTGTTCCGCCAATGTTGCCATTGGCTGTATCCATATTGAATACTGGTTGATTCGTGCCGTTTGTTTTTGTAAAAATTGCCATTTTAAAATCTCCTAAAAAGTGGGCTACTTGCCCTACTCTTATTTATGAATCTGGCAAAAAATTACGGTGTTGGTGAGTTGTTTCGAGCTTTGTTTCTGGCTGTAAAATCAAAGCGATTTACTGCTTTACCGTAGCCTGCAGGGGTTGCAAACACCCATCCTTCGTTGCCGGGCACTTGTGCATCCAGCTTGGTCAACAGGTCCAGTTTTAGATCATGCAGCAATTCAAACAACACAAAAGCAGCAGCCAAGGCTTGTTCATTGCTGGTAGGACTGCGCAGATATTGCAGAATGTTGTTGTACTTTTGCGGTGTCTGGGTCTGTTGCAGCCAGGCTAAAAATCCCGGCACAAGATCACTGAAATTGCCGGTATAGGCTGCATGATTTGGATCCACACGCTTGTTGATATAGTCTATTGCCAGCTTGGCCAGGTCAGTTATTTTCATGGCCCGTAATTCAGCAGGATTGAACAAGGTGTTCATGACTGCTCGGTTTTGACGCAACAGTGACTTGATTTGTTTGACAATGGGATCTGCTGTTTCCACAGGCTTGGCATAGATTGGTTCGATCAACAACAGGCCAGGCACAGGATTAAACTTGACTCTGCTGAGTGGCTGCTTGGCAGCTCCTGCATCTTCGTACATGGTATGCACAGCAACGCCAACTTGAGATCCTGCAATGTCCTTGCCCAGTTTACTAGCAACTGGAATTCTGTATTCCACAGTGTTTGGTTTGAATTCCACAAGACCTGCGTTTATTTCCCAGGGCTTTTCGGGGCTGTACAACAAGTCGCCTTTGACATAGCCACGAAAGTTTTCTGGAGTAGCAGCTTCCAAATATGGCCAGATACTTTGATACACTGGCAACAGTGTTTGTACTCGAGTGGCCTGGTTGCCTTTGGCAGCAGCATTGGCATCACGTTGTGCCATGTGGTCAGCCACAGCATCAGTACTGGTAAACAGTCCATCGTATCCAACTGCACCAAATCCTGCATCATCTGTGAGCACAAATTCTCCGGTATCGGGCTTGCGACCAAATACCACAGCAGGCTTTCCGTCCCATTTTACGGATCCTTGTTTGGGCTGTTTGTAGAAAGAATCTGCAATGGCCAGCGCACGGTCAACACCTGCGGTTCCTTGACGGAACACATAGTCTTCCAGATGCTCAATACCCTTGGCTTGGCCACCCACAGCAGCAGGCTCTTGTTCGTATATCTGATACAAAGGCTTGGCTTCAATCAATTGTTGCATGCCTTGGTTTACTATCCTGTCTCGTAGTCTAGCCAAGAAGTTAACATCATTTTCTTTTACAGGCATTTCGGGTTCTTTTATGCCTTCACGTGAGAGATATTCTCGAAAGTCTTTGAGCTTGGCATCACGGTCGGGGTCCTTTGCTAGAGCAGCATAAATTGATTCTACATTCTTTAGTGCAGCTCGATCCTGTGTACCGCCCAGTAATACCGCAGACACATAATCTGGATCCTGTCCACCTTTTACTAGTTCATTTGTGGTTCTACTGATCATGCCATTTGCACCCACCTTGAGCCCAGCTTGTTTGGCCAAGCTGCTCAGCAGCACATTACGATTCATGCCCTTGTAGGCTGATCCTTCTGATCCACCATAGTAGAATGTGCCCCAATCCAGGTTGGGAAAGAACATAAAATCAGTCTGCACAAATCCTTTTTCAGGATTGCCACCGATAGGGGTTCTGAGATGTACTTCACCAGATTTACGCACCCATTCTCGAGGATCCAGTCCTTGACCGGTGGCCCATTGTGTTAGCCCTGCTGCTAGTTGTTCTTTGGTTGTTTCTCCAAGATCCACAGCCAGATCTAGGTCGCCAGACGTGGACTTGCGGCCTGTGCTGCCCAACCAACGCTCTTCAGGAAATTCAATACCTGTAACTTGCTCTATCCAGGCAATGGTGGCTGCAACGTCAGCTTGATTGATACGTTGTGTTAGTGGTTGGCCTTGTGCGTCTTTGAATACATTGCCGCCTTCGAAAATTTTCATCTTGATCCTGTTGAGTTTATGTGCTTGTTGGTGTTTTTCTAACGGTTCTAGCAAAACGTCCCGCATCCCGAGTGCGAATAGAATTCAGCAGTTTACGAGTTAGATTTTCTGCTTGCTCAGGAGTATATGTGGCATCAATTTGCTCCAGCAAGTTAATGGCGCTGGCTATGACATTAGATGCCCGACTCTCAATCACTAGATCGCGCTCACGCTGGATATACATGGAATCTAATTCTTCTAATAAACTGCGGGTGCGTTTTTGCATGATTTTTATTGCAGACCTTCGATATTATTTATCGGTTTTTGATTTCAACTAGAGTTAGCTAGCTTTGATCTGCCCCAGCAACTGCTTGAGTTTGTTGCTTTGTACATCTGCTGTGATTCGCCCACTCAAGGGATCATGGCCATCTCGCGGTCTGGGCTTTTCCCAGGGCTGCGAACTACTGCCGCTGTCAGCAGCCGCGACTTGACTGCGGGCCTTGATTGAATCCATGATTGAACTTTGTGGTTTGTTGTGGCCGTTTTCGTCCCCACCTTCATCAGTAATGCGCATTGTTTCAATGTTGTACTCCAGATCAATTTTTTGACCAACGCCGGTCGAGCTTCGAGATTTCATACACTGTATTTGATACTTGCCACGCTCTTTCATGGAACGACTGGTAAAGATACCAAACACATTGTCTGCTGTGTTGATTTTGCTGATACCACCACTAATGTGGCTGTGATCAAATTCCATTTCTTCCACTGCTGATCTGTTCAACTGACTGGCTGTTACCAACAAAACGCCCAGTTCCTTGGCCAGGTTACGTAGCTCTTCCGATACATACTTGTCTTTGACAAACAAGTCGTTGGGGCTGACCTTGGCACTAACAGGCATGACCAAGTCAAGGTAATCCACCATCACAAAGTCTACCCGGATACCTGTTTGGATTTGTACTTCTTTTAGATATGCACGAATGTCATTCACATTGCTTTGTGCCGGCAGGCCTTTCACACGATACTGTCCAGATTTCTTTTGAATCATCTTGACCTTGAGTGCTGTGGTCTCAATGTCCTTGCGAATCTCTTTGGTGCTCATGCTGGTCAGCATTGCATCACTGCGTAAACTGGTCAATTCTTCACTCAGTTCCAGTGTAATATACACGCCACTTAGACCTTGCTGCAACCAGTTTAGTGCAATGTTCATCATCACAAGACTTTTGCCCGAGCCAGATCCACCTGCAAAGATGTTGAGTTCTCCACGACTGAAACCACCATACAACAGTCGATCCATTTGTGGCCAACCTGTGCTAACTTGTCCGCCAGCATTGAAGTACCGGTTGATACGAGCACTGGGATCTGCAAAGTAATCTGTGCCCATGTCCTTGGTCAGACTGATCTGCACAGCATCCTTGATCAGTTTTTCCACAGGATCGTAATCACCTTTTTCCAGCAGGTCTGCTGCTTTTAAGATAGCACGTTCCAGTTCTTGTCGCTTGGTAAAGTTTTCAAACTCTTCCATGAACCAGGCGTGATGCCCTTCGTTGAATTCATCCAGTTGCTGAAGTTTGATTCCTGTAGTTGCAGCAATTTGTGCAGCAGTGGGCAAGGTGCCGTGATCCGCACTGTGTGACTTGATAAATTCAGCCGCAGGTCTTACGCTACGATCAAAGTTTTCTGGATTGTAGATGTTCTGTACACGAACATAGCTTTCTGCATCCTGAAGTATCATCTCCAGGAACAGTCGTTGTACATCAGTTCCGTAGTCTTTTAACAAGTTGTTTCTTTCGTAATTCAATTTTGATTCGAGATGTTTCTCTAGCTTGCATGATAGTTATCAGTGCGCCAAGTCTGCCATATTTCTTCACAGCATCGTTGACGTCTTTGACCTCTGCAGGCCAAGCGGGTATGCTTACTGCCCAGTTTAGTTCCATAGCACGATCTATTAGTTCAATACCTGCAGAATCTTGATCAGGTACCACAGTGACTTCTTTGCCCAGTCGTCGTATCAGTTTGACTTGTGCGTCATTTACCGTGTTGTGCATGAGTGCAAGGCCGCCAATTGACAGTGCATCAAAGATGCCTTCTGTCACTATCACATGAGTCCAGTTGTTGTGCAACAAGTCTGTGCCGAACACATATCCTGGTTGCATGTTGTTTAGATATCGAGGATTGTGATTGTCCAAGAATCGAATGGTACTGCCCACAATTTTGTTGTTGTATGTAAACGGAACAATCACTCCTGGACGTTTGGACTGAGCCTGTACCATGAAAGGAAAGTCTGACGGTACACATCTGTTTTGCAAGTAATCCCACTGAACTGCAAAGTCTGCTGTTAAAAATTCTGCACCGGGCGGTAATTCCAATTCTTCAAATTCAATTCCTTGAGCCGATGAGTCTATTGTTTGACGATCTTCCAAGATACCATTAATGCTTTTGTGCCGCATACTTTCAAGATTGATCAGATCAATTTCACGATCTGGCACACCTAACCAACTCAAGAGCCTGCGAGCCTTATAACTTACGGTACGGCCAAGGATAAAGCTAGCAGTGTATCCACAGTTGAAGCAATGATAGCTCCAGCCTTGCTCGTTTGTTTTGATGCCGCCGCGACTGCGTCGATCTGGACTGTTGCCATTATGATGACAGCACACCGCATTAAAGCTAATCCAGCCGCTGGGACTGACTTTTCGCTTGGCGGGTAAGTAATCTAAGATATCCAGCATCTGCTTAGTATAGCAGAGTTGTCACACAATATCAACGATATTGAACGTTTTCAATCTTGCCGTTGCTGAATACCGCAGTAGCAGATGGACTGCCCAAGAATTGAATTGGTAAGTATCCAGAACCTCCAGCAATCACATTGACTTGGCTGACCGTCCCGTTGACCCCATACACTGCTTCTACTATGGCGCCAGCACCGTTGCCCAGAATCTGAACATAAGGTGCAGCAACATAGCTATAGCCCGAATTGGTCAGGGACACTCCTGTGACCACACCGTTGACCACTGTGACTGTGCCGCTGGCTCCGTAACCAATTGAGTTGTTTAGTGCTAGACGCAACAGCGGATGATAGCCCACAATGTTAAAATAGTCGCTGATTGTGTCATCAAAGTATTCACGAGCTTCGCTGACATCATACCAAATTGACTCATAGTTTTGCGCAGCTTGAATCTTGACTGTTCCAGTGTAGTGAACCAGATCAAATTTCACTGTGGTAAATGCAGCACCTGTGGTTTCAATATGACTACTATAAAATTCAGTTTGTTGTATGCTGTTGATTGGTTGCGGGTTCAAGGCCCAGTCTGGATAAGATGTGGGTGCTGCACTCACAAATTGATTCTTGCCGTAGATGTCAGGCACTGTGACTGGCTGGCTGGGCTGGAATTGTGGCAGCACAGAGTCCACAATATTGCAGTCTGCACGAGCTTGGCTGTTGGCGTCCACATACACAGCTTGTGCATAGTTACCAGCTGTGCGTGTGATGCTGTAGCTAGCAGGCTGTGCTTGTATGTTGATAGTGTCAGTGGTGTCTAGTACCACTTTCACACGTCCTGTGGTAGCACTCAACACTTCGCAATCCTTTTGTACCAACAGCTCATCGCCTGCCTGGTTGATCACACGGAAAACAAACGTGCTACCTGTGATGTTTACAGGTTTTTGGTCTTGGTTAATGAACTCAAACAAGAGAACATTGTCCACGCCTTTGTTGATGGTTAGAGATTTTGCGTACACTGGGTCATACCTTGCTGTGAAGTAGCCACCATCAGTGTTGACCAATAACACTCGAGTAATTTGTTGGTAAAGATAAACGGTGGTGGAATACATTACTCTATTTAGCTGCTAATAAATAACCCTGATGGGCAATAACATATTTGAAAAATTAACGGAAAAGTACCCCTTTATTACCTTGTGCGTTTACGCAAATCAAGAGTATGTGGGAGTGGTGCAAAACCGTGATGACATTGTGACAACTATTTACGACTTTGGATCAGTGATAGATCAGTCTGACAAGATGTTATTTTTGGAACTGGCTGGCACTTGGTGGTGGGAAAGCAACAGAAGCATTCCTATAAACATTTTCCTGCGCAAAGAATGGGATCAATTCCGTGTTACTTTGAGAACATTTGCCAACAAGGATCTGGAAATCTTGCACGGTCCCATTTGTAGCCTTATGGACATTGCCCGCAAAAAGTCCAAGCGAAAATCAATTACCTTGGTCCGGCGTATTGAGTAAATTCATGTGCAAGGCCACCAAGGCAGCGTAGCTAATAGCATGTGCCTTTTTAAAGGTATAGCCCCGACTATCATCCCCGTTCCAGACTTCAGCAAACACTTGACCCCAAGGTTGTCCTTGTAGGTGAGCTTTGCCCGGCCTAATAATGCTGATAAATGCAGCCATTCTAGGAATTGAATCTGGCTTCATTTCTCGCAGCAGATCTGCATAGTTGCCCACGTGTACCAGTTGACTGGCCCAGGCACGATCTGTCCACAATCGACTCCAGGGCGGGGTAGCTGCCAGCAATGTTTCGTAGTGTTCAGGGCCTTGGATCAGGTTATAAACACTCATGTTCAACAGGTCTATCTTGAAATAGCCACGCTGTTCTGCTGACTGGTAATCCAGTGCTGCATGCCCGTTGACCACATCACGCGGAATGTCTGTGACATAAATGCCCGAGTTGTGCTTGCGTCCAGTGCTTTGCTGTGCAGGCACATGCTGTATCAGTTGCAGCACAACATCTCTGTTGGGCACGTCAATGTCAATGTCTGCGCTCATACTGTACACAACGCCACAACAGTTTTCAATTGCTTCTCAGCTAGACGCACAGCATCAATGGCGTCGGCCACAGCAGGATGACTTTTTGCCAATTCTTCCAGACGCTTTTCTTCAACCATTTTTCGTTTTACCCACGCAACCGCTTCCTGTGTTACACCATCTAGCTCAATCATTGGATAACTGGACTGCAATGGCAACCATGAGCTGCCATCAAACACTTCAAAATTGCCACCTTGATAACGAACCAGGCCGGCACTGGGTTTAGTGGTGTCAATATAATAAGGAGCATTGTAGACATTGCCCGAAATGTTTATACCTGGTCCAGGTGTGATATTTCTAATCATGTTACCATCCTGCTCGGGTTAAAATTTCTTGCGCATATGCTTGATCTTCGGGACGATCTCTAAAACGTTTTTGCCATGCGTCACTGTCGATATAGCTCCAGATCATGGCCACCTGAGTGGGATCCAGACTGCTCAAAAACTTCTGGCCTGATTCGCAGTTGTAAATCACCCAGGGACTTACTCGTCCTGATGTAACAGCATAACATGCTGCATTGGCATTGCCGTAACGCAAACAGTCATGTGCAGGATGGCCTGTGTTTTCTTGCCAGGTCATGCTGTATTCAATTGCTCGAGCCAGAGCATCATCCACTGCCTCAGTCTGCAGGTAGTGCAGCAAATATTCTGTATAGACCTTGTCACTGCACCAGTAGTCGATCTTTTTTCGTGCCTTTAGCAGCCACAACATGAACTGAGCCGGATTGATTGTGCGTGTGTCCACACAGTAACGTCCAAACTTCACAAAGGCCCGGTAGTAAGCTGACTCAGCAAAGTCTTCATAGGTCTTGTTACCAGAAGATCCTTGCATGGTTTCATAAAATCGCAAATAGGCCTGAAATCCCAGTCTCACCCCAGGTTCGTCCTTTTGCATGGCACGGCGCTTGGGCTCGCACACATGCACCGCCATAGACGTTTCTTTTACAAAAGTTTTCTTGCAGTAATTGCAGGCAAATGTCATGCTAGTATTTTAGCATCTTTGATGTATTGTGTCAAATGAGTATTGATCATCAAATGATGTCCGGGCAAGGGGTGAGCCATGTCTGGTGGCACATGTTGATTGTCTTTGGGGTAAATTACCTTGGCAACTTCATGCATGTGTTGCCATGCAATTGATCTCCAAGCAAACCCGTCTTTGATACCCAGATTGTTTTTAAAATGTTCAAAACGAGAATCTTCAAGAAATTCCTGATAAATGTTGTCTGCTTGTTGATACATCAGCACACGATGTCCCCGAGCAGTCAAACTGGCCTGCAAACTCAGCATGCGATACATTAGATCTTCCAATCGATCAGCAATACTATAAATTTCACTTTTGAGTTTGAGTTCTATCCATTGAGCAGTGTCTGAATCAGACCAGTGTGGCACCCATTGGTTTCGAAATTGTTGATTTTGAGGATTGGTCCAGGCACCTTCAAATTCACGATTGGGATCCTGACCCAAGATAGGTATTTCAAGCCTGCTGAGAAATGTCATGCCCAGTAAATAAAATGTAGGCACTGTGGCTTGATAACTGTGTTTGAGAGTGCTACGTATGATACGAGAGTTTGCACTGCCGCCAATGGCCAGGGTGGAACAATCGGCAATACCAAGTTGTTGTGCTAGATCCGCATGGCCGCCGCCATTGGCGTACACTTCCATGTAGCTGCATCCGTTGACCACTAACTGTTGAATCATTTTTTATCAAGGCCAGCACTTTTGTGGTAAGCGTCAATTTCTTTTTGTGTAACGATCTGCATCATTACGTCGATTTCGTCGTCTTTGTAGTGCGGGAACATTGTGGCCAATTCCTTGCGTTTGGTGCTGGCACCGGCTTCTTTCTTTTTGGGCGCAATCCAGTTGTGCCGAGGCGTGCCCATGCCTGGACTGACCGCAGTGGAACACAACCATTGCAGTTTGGGGTGCCGGCTCAGTGTAAAGAAATGCTTGTTCAAATAATGATTGCAGCTTTGCACATAGTATTCTTGCAACTCCTGGGATCCTTCAACACAACTGCTCCAACGCAGCATGAGAAATGTGCTGAACTTTTTGCGTTCTTCTGCATCCAGGCTGTCGTAGAAGCTGCGATTCTTGAGATCTAATTGTCGCATCTCGTTTGAAATGTGTAGTCGATCACTCATGTTGTTTTACCCAAGATTCCATTTGTAATGATTCGGCGTAGATTTTGTGCTTGATAGGTACATTATCAAACCAATGTTCTTTGCGATAATTATCCAGCACCAGTTGCTGTGTTAAAAATTGATACCAGTGATTGGTCATTGGCGGCATAGACAAAATTTCTATAGCTTGTTGCATGTTTACATACTCTCGAAACTTTGATTTAGCAAGTGCAGCAATCAAGGGTTCACGGTATTTGGCGGGTATACATCCAATACCTTGAATACCGTCTGCATTGGCCAGGACTGGTCGAAAGTTAGCAGGCTCTAGCCAATCAAAATACTCCAGC